CCGGTACATTATTTAACATTGTATCTACTATATCTACATTTCCGAACACACCTCCATTATTAAAATATAATCCATGTGGCGTTCCGTTTATTTCTACTTCTACGTTACTTAAATCCGGGTATCCGTATGGTGTTGTTTGTTGACTCCATGCTACTCCGAATCTTAATGTTGTTGTTGTTCCTACTCCAAACCCTCCATTATTTATTGCTATACTATTGTTATATATATTTCCTTGGTCTGTTCCCTCTAATTCTAGTCTTACTGTATTTAATGGTGCTAGATTATATTTATTGTTTAAATCTTCTCCATGTATTACATATCCTACTGTTCCTTTTCCTTGTTTTTCTTCTTGTTTATTTGCATAGTAGTTTTTATATATATCCCAATATCCTAAGTATGGTACTGCGTTGAAGTTTCTTTCTATATTTCCCTGTCCCGTTGTTAATCTTCCTAATCCTCTTATGTTTAAGTATGAGTATATACTACTTGGGTTTACTTGTGCATTATCTGTATAGTTTGTAGGATCATATTCTGCTACCATTTTCATCTGTGGTAGTTTTATTTTACTCATATCCATACCTATATTTAACATATTCATATGTAATTTTCCTTGGTATAGTCTTACTGGACATTCAAATACGTCCAATTGTACTTTATAACCTCCGAATAGTGGTCCTACTGTTGGTAGTGTTTTCACATCACACTCTAAGTCTATATCGAATGTATCGCCTGGCAGTCCTAGTTCACACATGAATGGTACTAATGTCCCGCTTGCCATTGAGCTTCTCCATATATATCCTAAGTCATGTGTACTTCTTTCATAGTTTCTTAGACTTACTTCCTGTTTACTTCCCGATCCTATTCGGTCTCCTCCTAATGTTGTTTTCATTTTTAGTTTTTATTTTCTGTTAATTCTTTTTTAATTTCTTTACTTGCTTCGTCTTTCATTTCGTTCAGTATCATTATAACTTGTACTATTCTATTCCATGTTATACATTTTAACTCATCTTCTACTTCTCCCACACTTTTCATTTCTTCTGTTATTCTAAATCCTCCCATTACTCCGAAGTTTTTTCCTTCTGTACTAATTACCGTAAATGGTGTCCCTTCTATTTGTACTCTTTCTACTAATTCAGTTTTCAAAGAGTCTGTGTTGTTTACTTCTTCTACATTCATTGATGTAGATTCTTTCGTTAATGTTTCCATCTTTTTGTATATATTTAGTTGTTTTGATTAATACATAGCGTCCACTCTGAACACTATTTCTCGTTATGACCTCTCCAGTTTCTTGGTTTACATACTCTGTTACTGTTCTCCACTTTGTGTTTTTCATTGAAGTCCTCCCAGATTTTTTTGAAGTCTATATACTTATTTATACTCTTAATTATTTTCATAACTGCAAGTATTTTTTTTGCTATTTTTAGTATGATTTTCATCTCTCTTTGTAGTTTTTTGAGAGAGTAGGGGAGGTGTTAATTTGTCAGTTATAGTCTGCCTTTTCGTCTAGTTGACATACTATATATTATCGGACAATTTATAACTTACTGATATTCAGTCCCTTACTCTATATTTTACATAATCGCAGGGCTAATCTACGATTTTTTTTACATATTCTATATATTTTTCTTTTATATATTTTTTATCTATCCATTCTAATACCTCGTGCATGTTCATTCTTATTTGTACTTCTTCTTCTTCCCAATTTGTACTTAATGCCTTTCCACATAGTATTACTTCATCTTCATAACACATAAATGTATTTATGTCTTGGAATTTTATTATTTTTTCTTTTATTTCTTTAGAATTTTTCATAATTTAATTTTTAAGGTTAGTTATTAATTATTTAAACATTATGACGGCGCACAGAATGAGTGACGCCTCATTCAGCCGTACATTTGTGTAATAATTCTTCACTGACCGTATAATTTTTTGATTCTTTCTAATCTTTTCAAGTTTCTTAGTTTATTTTCGTATTCTTTTAGTTCCCAGTTTTTGCTATCATCTCCAAATCCTAGTCTTTTATTTTTTATTCTTTTTTCTTTTAATAGTTCAAAATACTCCTTATCATCTTTACTTACATCTACTCTTTCCCCGTCTATCCATCTTTCCTGTTTGTCTAGTTTTTCTATCCACAATTTTTCTCTTTCTTCTTCGTTATATATATAGTTTCGATAGTATATCGGTAATGCTAATTTTAATCCTTTACGCGTTCTATAAATTTCGTTGGTTTCTCCGTTTTCTTTGTATTTGTTATGATCTATATCTTTTCTTTTCAAATATCCTTTCCCTATTCCTTGACTTACGTACATTTTTGATTTATATTCTTTATGAACTTTATCACTTTTATTTAAATACTTTATAATATAATTTATTGTTTTTTCATTTACATACTCTCCGAACCATACTCCACCATATTTCCAAGTTGGTGCTATATCTTCTTTTTGGTCTGTCCATAATATTCCATGTATGTGTAATCGTTCCGTTTTTGTGGTTCCTAGCTCTGTTACTAGCCAATGCCTTATTGTCTTTTTATGTTTTTTTCTCCATCTTTCCGTAAATCTCCTTACGCTTATCCTACTTATCTCATTATCCCTGTTGTATCCACTTAATTCATTACTTACCTCATTATCTAATTTCTGTATTTCTTCCTCACTATATGTTAGTGTCACAAAATGACACTTCTTTTTATTATGTCTTATTTCTTCACTTAATCTTACTTGCCATTCTCGTGCCTTTGCTTTTCTACATTCCATGCATTTATTACATTTCGTAGGCACCCATTTCACCCTTTCGTCTGTAGCCTGGGGGACGTCTCCCCCATTCTTTTTATTTGCTACATACTTTCTGTTCTTTATTAGCTTTGGATATAAGCACATTTATTCACTAAATAATGGTTTGTTGTTATTATCTCTTTGTCTTTTTTCATGCCATTCTCTTGCCCATTGTTCCCATTTTGGTCCCAACGGGAATACAAATTCCATTTTTTCGTCTAGTGTACTATTCCATAACCATTCCCACGCATCATATAATTTCATTCCCCCTTCAGTTAGTGTTTTTACAATTGTACTATCTTGTGGACTTAAACTATTTATTTTGAATTTATCAATATCTATTTGATTTAATTCTTTTTGTGTTTTAACTAGTTGCTTTTTTTGTTCTTCAGTACTTTCTTGTGCTATTTTAAGTTTTGTGTCTTTACTTATGTTTTGTGCTTCATTATTTAATTTTGATATTTCTGCTGCACCTCTTTCATTTGTTCCGCTTATTGTATCTGTTTCTACTTTTGTTTTATTTGTATTTTCATTTATATTATCTATTTCCGCACCCAATCTTTTCATTTCTAACCCCATTAACATCGTTTGTGGGTTTGCTTTCCATCCTTGTGGCGCATTTCCTTTACTTGCTGCCCCTCCTCCTTGGCTCCCTGTTGTACCTCCAGGTCCCGCACCTTTATACATTAATGCCGGGTTTAATCCCGCTGCTTTCATCATTCTTACTTGCTCAGGGTAGTTTGTTTTTTGCCACATCTTAAACTGTAAGTCGTGTCCTTGTTGATTTAGCTCTTTTTGGTTTCCATGTTGTATACTCATCAAGTTTTGTTCTTGTTGATATTGTTGCTGATTTGTTGCTTGGTTTATTGCACCTTCTAACAATCCCGTTCCTATTCCTATTCCTTCTCCTGGCATTTTATTTTATTTTTTTGTTAAACATTTTTATTTTATCACACGCTTTCACTAGTCTATATTTTGTGTAATCATCTTTTAGATCATTTGCCATTATTAGCAAATCCTCTATTAGTTCCACACTTTCTTGTATTTCTCTTTTGATTCTTTTGTTATCAATTTCTTTTGTTTCGTCTGTTATCTTCATAATTTTCATTTTTCGCGCTTTTTTAAAAGCGTTATATATACTTGATATATTAGTACAAATGCGTACCACCTTTTCAAAGTTTGGGGGGTTTGTTACTCAAGTTAAGGCTCATCTTACTCTTTCTCGTACCCCCTCTATACTCTACTTTGTTCCGGTCGTGCCGTTTGTTGACTCAGCTCCGCTGTCTTTATCTTTTTTCAGTTTTACTATTTTTGCTTCTTTTCCATCCGGGCTTACTCCTTTATGGTCTCTTTTAGCTATCATAGCTTTATGTACTGCGTCCATTGCATCAGCTGCTATTTCCCAACGATCTGTCCTAATATTATACGCTGCGTTCACTCCGTCTTTTCTTTCTGTGTATACTAGTGGCGCCCCATCTTTTATTGGTTCTCCATTTTTTACCACTCTTTCGATTTTGTGTTCTATTGGCTCTCCCTCTACTTTTATAGAGCTTGTAATCTGTGTACTTCCGTAGTACGGTGTTTTATATCCCATTTTCTTATTTTTTATAGGTTTGGCATTATTTTAGCACTCATTTTTCTCCTTGCTTTTATATCATTTTTAATCTGTACCCAAAAGTTCTGACTATCTAATGATTTTTGTGCAAATATGTAATTATATTTACTTGGATCTACATATGTACTTAAGTCTTCTAATCCGTATGGTCCTTGTTTATATCTTCTGTTTAGTGTCATAAACATCTCTCCTCCGTTCTCACTATCATTTGCAAAGTTTCCTCTACATTGATTTACATTAGTCATGTAGTTAATCCATGCTGGCTGTTTCCCTGCACTGTTATATTTTATTACTCCCGCTCCATTTATTTCCGTATCGAACCATGCCATCTGATCCGTCACTAAGTCTTCGAATCCTATTTCATCTAATGCCGGTTTGTGGAATTGGTCCATATTTTCTAATCTCATGTCCCATTTATTTCCTTGACTATAGTCTATTCTAGGTGTTAGACTTACTATCCCTATTATATATGAAGGTTCATGTACTTTTACTCGTACTTTTCCTCCTTTATTTTTTTGAGATAATCTTCCTCTTCCTGCTAGTGTTCCTAGTGGTTGTGTTTCTCCGTTTACCTCTGTATCACTATTACTTAATACTTCTTCAAATCCTAGTTCTTTAATTAGACTTCCATGGTATACTGGGCTTTCTGTACTCTTTGCTCTTTCATGTGTATATACTGCATCTAGCCAATCGTCGTAACTTCCTCCACTTATTGCAATTCTATTTAGCATATTATATACTTTATTTGCTAGGTTTAATGCATCTATTGTGAATTCTCCACTACTTGTATCTACTGCCGTTACTTCTGCTATTCCGTTTGGTCCATCTATCCATTCTGTGCTTATCCAATTATTAAATAGATCACTTTGATATGTTTTTATTCCCAATCCTTCTTGACTACTTCTACAGAATGCTTTATCATAGTCTCCTGTTGCTATTCCTCCTTCTGTG